TTAGAAGTTATCAACGAACTTAATCCAGTAGCTTACAACTGGAAAGCTGATGGTAAAGCAGATGAAGGTTTAATAGCTCAAGAGGTGTTAGATGTAGTACCAAATGCTGTATCAGGTTCAGAAGAAGATATGTACCAAATGGATTACAGTAAGTTGGTAACACATCTTGTTAAAGCTGTACAAGAGCAACAAGAACAAATAGAATCACTAACAAGTGAAATTGCAATTTTAAAGGAGAAATAATATGGCAATATCTTATACCTGGGATGTAAGCACATGCGATACATACCCATCAAAAAGCGGTAAATCTAATGTGGTGCATAATGTCCACTGGCGACTAACTGGCTCTGATAGTTCTAATAAGGACTCTGACGGTAACCCACAAACTGCTACAGTTTATGGTAGCCAAGGCGTTAGTACAGATGATCTATCAAGTTTTATAAACTGGTCTGATCTTAAAGCTAGTGATGTGCAAGGTTGGGTTGAAGCTGGATTAGGTGCTGATGAAGTTAAATCTTTGAAAGCTAGCGTAGATGCACAAATAGCTGAAAAAGTATCACCATCATCAGTTGTTAAAGTTTTAAGTTAATTTTTTTAAAGAGGGGATATATATGGTTAAAAAAGAAAAAGAAGTTGATAAGGGTCCAGTAGTTTCTGTAGATGGTGCAGAAATGTATGTTAGGGATCTTGATGAAAATCAAAGATATTTATATCATCAAATGGAAGATTTGAGCCGCAAACAATATACGGCACAAAGCGAACTAGACCAAATAAATGCGGCTTTGAGTGTTTTTAAAAATGCTTTTGTAAATTCAACAAAAGAGCAGGCAGATGAAGTATTACAGGAGAGCGATAATGAAGTGGATGCGAAAGTTAGTTAATTTTGTAACAAAATCTGAAGATGTAGTTGTAAGAACTCGAGACAAAAAAGGCAGATATGTTGGCGACGATAAATCTACTCCTGATGTAAATGAGGCTTATACAACTAAAAGAGTAAAGAAAAGTAAAAAGTAATGGCTGATGCACCAGATGCATTTGTCTATAATGCAGCTCTTGAAAGAATAGTAGATGGTGATACCTTTGACTGTAGTTTAGATCTTGGATTTGATGTAAAACTACATAAGCAAAGAGTACGTCTAGCAGGTATAGATACACCTGAATCTAGGACAAGAGATAAAGCTGAAAAAGTTTTAGGTTTAGCTGCTAAGGCTAGATTAAAAGAACTGTGTGATGGCAACATAAAAGTTAAGTCTTTAGGTAAAGGTAAATATGGCCGTATATTAGGCATACCTTATACCGCAGATGGTAAAGATATTTGTCAGATGTTAATAGATGAAGGACACGCAGTTCCTTATGATGGCGGTAAGAAAACTAAAGTTTGGGGCGATCACTAAACTGTGGAATCTGCTGTAACCGTTATTCAAGAGGTTGGTTTTCCTATTGCAGCAGCTTTAGGACTTGGATGGTTTATCTACAAACTTATCATGCGTATCGTTGACGGTATGGAGACCAAACTTGATACTGTTGATGAAAAAGTAGAAGGTCAGATTGCTGCAATTGAAGAAAGATTAGGAACAAAACTTGATAGCCAACACGGTATTTTAGTTGCTCTTATTGACAGAGTGCGTAGTTTAGATAATGAGATTATTAGACAAGACACACTTATAAAAACTATACTAGGAGTACCGCAATTAATTGATAGCAACAAAATTGCTAAGGCAGATAGAGATGACCAAAGAAAAGATTAAATTACCACTACACTACAAAATAATTGTTATTTGGGCTGTAGTTTTATTTGTTGGTATTATCTGCGTAAATGTCCAAGCAGACACGATAACCTTTAAATTCAAATCACCTTCTTTCTCTGGCATCAATACAAGCTCTCATTATCTTACTATAGAAAACCAAGAGCACATGCGTAAGATGACTATTAAAGAAGAAATAAAAGCTCTGCAAGATGAATTAGAGAGAGATGCAGAAAACACCACATTAGCAAGGTTTATTAGGAACTTAGAAAGCCGTATCTACGCACAAATATCAAGGCAAATAGTTGAAAATATGTTTGGGGAGACACAATCAACTGAAGGCTCGTTTGAACTTGAAGGTAATATAATATCTTACAAGATAGAGGACGGCATGATCATATTAACAATATTTAACTCAAATGATGGATCAACGACTACTATTGAACTCCCTCTTGGTGATTTCTCTTTCTAGTTGCTCTATACTAGAAGTTGTAAAAGATACTAAGCCAGACAGATTTAAAAGCAAAGGACTACATGAATATAATATTTATGAACTCCAATCATATGAGTTAGCAAATGTGCAAGCACCCCTGGTAAAGCCTGTAGTTGCGGTTTATCCAACAGCTTTTACAGACCAAACGGGACAAAGAAAAAGTAACAGCGAGTTTGCTTTATTTTCATCAGCCATAACTCAGGCACCATACACCATTCTCATTCGTGCTTTGAAACATGCATCTAGCGGTAATTTTTTTCGTGTAGTAGAAAGAGTTGGTCTTGATAATCTAACAAAAGAAAGACAACTAATAAGATCTACTAGAGAACAGCTGGGCGAAAATCAGGCTCTTGGGCCTTTGCTATTTGCAGGTGTGTTGCTAGAAGGTGCCGTTGTAAGCTATGATAGTAACTTAGTTACTGGTGGTTTAGGTGCTAGATACCTGGGATTAGGATCAAGCATGCAATATCGGGAGGATAGCGTAAGCGTCAGTCTTAGAATGGTATCAGTAGCTACTGGCGAGATATTAATAGAGGTTATGTCGCAAAAAACTATCTATAGTTATGGCCAATCGCAAGATGTTTTCAAATTTATAGAAATGGGAACAGAGTTGGTTGAAATAGAAACGGGAGCCACCCGCAACGAAAGCACAACCCTAGCTTTAATGAAAGCGATAGAGGGAGCAGTGCTAGAAATAATAAATATAGGAAATACACGAGGGTATTGGAAATATGAAGAAATTAATTAATATTGTATTGTTTATGTCTTTATCTTTGGTAGCAGATAATGAAATTAGCGTAACACAATCAGGAAATTCAGCAGCTATAGACTTAGAACAGCTTGGTAGCTCTAATTTAATAGGTGGTACATCAGCAGAAACAGGTAGCATGACTGCTTTAGATCTAGATGGAGTTTCAATGATACTTGACATCAACCAAATAGGCTCATCAAACGTTTTTAGATCAGACGCTATAGATGGAGATAACTTTACAGGGTTTTTTGAATTTACGGGCGACAGTAACGTTTTTGACATATTGATGGATAGTACAGGACTAATTGATTCCGACTATGTAAACTTAAACATAAATGTAACAGGATCAAGCAACACGTTTGATTTAGCTATAGCTGAAGACGATGATGCGTCATATCTTGATTTAGATTGGATAATCACAGGTGGCAGCAATGATTTTGATTTCGACATAGATTACGCAAATGCGATAAACTATGTAGATGTTAATGGCAGCAGTAACACACTTAATTTTAGCGGTAGTGGTTATGCTGGTAACACGTCTTCTGATAGTGGGTATTTTTATTTAGATTTAGATGGTAGTTCAAACACAATTGATGTTACACAATCGTCAACCTTGGCGAGGGACTATCTCAAGCTCATTACTAATACTTCTAATAGTAATATTTGTATCAAACAATCAGATTCAGGCGGCAGCACCTCCTGTTGAGATAGGAGATATATCTGAGCTCTCAGGCTCTGCTAGTGTTGTCAGAGATCAACCTTATGATGCTACAGTAAATTTTAGTATACAAACAAATGATGAGGCTATAACTAATAATGGCCGTATGGCTATAAAGTTTTTAGATGACAGCCAGGTAAAACTTACAGAGCACTCACAACTTTTAATAAACGAATACGTTTTTGATCCTGATCCAGATAAATCAAAAATGGCTCTTACCTTTGCGTTAGGAACAACAAGATTTATAACTGGTAATCTCAACCGTATCAATAAACAAAACATATCCTTACAAACTCCAACTGCAAATATAGCTATACGTGGTACTGACTTTACTGCAACTGTTAACGAGTTAGGTGAATCATTAATAATACTGTTACCTGATGCATACGGTATTTCTAGTGGTGAAATAGAAGTTATAACAGCAACAGGTAGTGTGATACTTAATCAACCTTTTCAAGCAACAACAGTCGACGTATTTGAAAGTGCGCCAACCAAACCTGTTATTTTAGATCTTACTCTAGACTTAATTGATAACATGCTTATAGTTTCACCACCTGATGAGGTAGTAATAGAGTCTGAAGATGTAATAATAAAATCTGATAGTATTTTAGATTTTAACGATTTGGATATTGATTATTTGGATGAAGATTTTTTAGATAATGAATCAGAACTAGAATTTACAGAGTTAGACATAAATTACCTTGATGTTAATTTTTTAGAAGATCTGCTTGATGTTTTAGATGCGTTAGAGATTGCAGAAGAAGAAGATCAATTATCACAAGATATTGGCTCTATTAGCATAACCGGAACTAAATTTGGACAGGACCCTGATACTCAAATAATATCTTTTATAGATGGTGAAAAACTTACCCTCATTAGAAGTGTTAATAATACCGCTAGAGTTGATCTAGATACTAATGGTAGCTATACCGTTATTTTCATACAGGATGGTGTCTCTAAAACAATTAAAATAAACGGAGGTAGTAGTAGCGTTATTACTATTAGACAAAGCCAGTGAAACATAAATTATTTATATGCTTGTTTACTCTACTATCACTACCACTTATATTTCAAAGCCAACCTACAGAAATACTAAAACTTAAATTTTTTGATGCTTTTGTAGCACAAAAAGAACCTTCTAATTTTTTTACTATATTAAATTTAGATGAACAGTTTATAGCAGACGAAGGTGGTTGGCCGTTACCAAGACAAAGGTTAGCTGAAATACATGTAGATTTACTTAACGCTGGAGCTCTTGGTGTAGGGTGGGTAATTTCGTTTCCACAACCTGATCGTATGGGTGGCGACGAAGTATTTGCAGAAGTTCTAAATTACGGTGGGTCTGTTCTAGCTATGTTTGAAAACCCTAATGGATCATATCCTAAAACCTCTGGTACAGTTTTACTGGGTCCAGATGTAGGTGGTATGATGAGTCAGGGAGTAGTGCAGAATATTGATGTACTTAAACTGTCTGCGGATCAAGGTATTGCTACTGCTCCCGTAGACGTTGATCAGTTAGTTCGCAGAATACCATTACTACTTAGAACACCAGATGGCTTTGTGTCCGCTTTCGGTACTGAAGTAATGAAAATGCTTGCTGGTAACAATACCTACATTATAAAAACTAATGATAATGGTATTGAAGAAATAACGGTACAAGGTTTAGCGCCAGTCAAAACAGATAGTCTAGGTCGTAAATGGATAAGCTGGGTTGATACGCCAGAGACAACATTACAAGAACTAGATGTAGCTAATAAGTTTGTTTTTATTGGTGTAACAGCAAACGGTATCATGCCTCAAGTTGCAACACCAGTTGGTTTGTTAGAACCACACAAGATTCAAGCGGCATTATCTGAATCAATTTTGATACCTGACAGTCCATATATACCCGATTTTGCGTTTGCATTAGAAATTTTAATTTTTGCAATTTTTGTCTCTCTGACGTGGCTCTCAATCAATTATCTTGGTGTGGTCAAGGGCATTAGTCTCGCTGGAGTTTTACTGCTCACCAACGGCTTCTCAAGCGTTTTTTTGATTAAAAAGGGCATTTTAGTAGATTTTACCTGGACTTTTGTCTCGCAAGTGCTCACAAGCGCAACAGCTTTCTATATTAACTTCCGTAAACAATATAAATTACGGCAGCAAATCAAAAAACAGTTTGAGCATTATTTAGATCCAAGACAAGTTAAACGATTACAACAAAATCCAGAAGAATTAAAACTTGGCGGCCAGAAAAGATATTGCACTTTTCTATTTACTGATGTACGTGGTTTTACTGCTTTGTCTGAAAAATTAGAGCCAGAGGAGGTTACTCATATTATGAACAGAGCTTTAACAATACAATCAAATGCCGTCAAAAAGTATGGGGGTATGGTAGATAAGTATATAGGTGACGCTATGATGGCTATATTTAATGCACCAATAGATTTGGACAAACATGAAGATATGGCTATTGAAGCAGCATTACAAATTATCAAAGATATGCAAGAAGCTAATATAGGTGTAAATATTGGTATTGGTATAAATAGTGGAGAGGCTTGTATAGGTAATATGGGAAGTGATACAAGGTTTGATTATAGTGCTATTGGTGATGCTGTAAATACAGCAGCTAGACTTGAAAGTGCAACAAAAGATGTAGGAGTTGATTTAATAATAGGCCATAACACTAAAAAATATTGCAGTTTTGAGTTAGAATTACTTAAACCAATAAAAGTTAAAGGAAAAAAACATTCTTTAGCAATATATACTATTAGATAATATGGTTAACAAAAGACTAACAGTTCAAGACGTAGCTAAAGATTTAGCTGTATCAAAAAAAGAAAACGCAGAGCGTTGGAAAACTGCTTTCAACGAATTTGCAGATATTAAACAAGAGATAGCATCTATTAACACAACTATAAGAATGGCAACATTTGGTGTTTTTAGTTTTGTTGGTGCTTTAGCTATAGCAGTATTTACTACGGTGGTATTATGAAAAAATTGATTAAAGGCATTTTAGGTCAAGTTGCGCCTACTATTGGAACTGCTTTAGGTGGTCCTATGGGAGGTATGGCAGGTAATATGATTGCAGACGTGCTTGGTTGTCCAAACAATCCAAAAGATATACAAACAGCAATACAAAATGCTACGCCTGAGCAAATGATGCAAATAAAAAAAGCTGAACAAGATTTTAAAGTCAAGATGAAAGAACTTGAAGTTGATGTGTTCAAGCTGGAAACAGAGGATAAACAAAACGCAAGAGGCATGTTTAGTAAAGATTGGACAGCAAGAATTATAGGTATAGCTACTATTGGCGGTTTTTTGGGTTATATATTCTTAGTAACACTACAACCACCAGAGCAAAATAGTGAGGCTTTAATAAATCTTGTACTTGGATATTTAGGAGGGTTAGCTAGTGCTATTATTTCATTCTATTTTGGAGCGTCTCACTCAGGCGACAAAGGGGAGTAACATGCAAATTTCAGAGGAAGGAAAATCACTTATTAAGAAGTTTGAAGGGTGTGAGCTAGAAGCTTACAAATGCGCCGCAGGAAAATGGACTATAGGTTTTGGTCGAATAAAAAATGTAAAAGAAGGAGATACTTGTACACAAGAACAAGCAGATAAATGGTTGGAGGAGGAGCTGCCTGTATATGGAGCATACGTTAGCGACGCAGTATTAGTGCCGCTAGAGCAAAATGAATTTGATGCTTTAGTGGCTTGGACATATAACTTAGGTCCATCAAATCTTAATAACTCAACTATGTTAAAAGTTCTTAATAACAATAAAAAAGATGAAGTACCGCATCAAATGCGTAAATGGAATAAAGCAAGAGTAAATGGAGAAAAAGTTGTACTACCAGGCCTAGAACGCAGAAGATTAGCAGAATCTTTACTGTTTGAAGGTAAAGAATGGCATGAGGTTTAGCATATGCCCTTGCAAAAAGCAGTTTTCAGACCAGGCATAAATAGAGAAGGTACCGCTTATGATAACGAGGGCGGTTGGTTTGACTGTAACTTAGTAAGATTTAGAAAAGGTAGACCAGAAAAATTTGGTGGCTGGGAAAAACTTACAGAAAACACTTATTTAGGTACAGCAAGAGCTCTACATGCTTGGATTGCGTTAGAGGGTACAAAATATTTAGGAGTTGGCACACATCTAAAATACTACGTACAAGACGGTAGTGCTTTTAATGATATAACACCAATCAGATCAACAACGTCGGCAGGTGACGTAACATTCTCTGCTACTAATGGCAGTTCAGAGATTACCGTAGCTGATACAGCCCACGGCGCAGTAAAAAATGATTTTGTAACTTTTAGTGGTGCTGCCTCTCTTGGTGGTAATGTAACAGCTGCAATTTTAAATCAAGAGTATCAAATAGATTCTATTGTAAATGCTAATAGCTACAAGATAACCGCTAAAGACAGTTCAGGCACGACAATTACAGCTAACGCATCAGATAGTGGTAATGGTGGTTCATCTGTTGTAGGTGCATATCAAGTAAATGTCGGCTTGGATGTCTATATACCTGGTACTGGATGGGGTCTTAATGGTTGGGGTGAAGGTGCATTTGGACAAGCCGCAGCTCTATCTAGCACAAACCAGTTAAGGATTTGGACACACGATAACTTTGGCGAAGATTTAATTATTAATCAACGTAATGACGGTATTTTTAGATGGCTAGAATCAGGCGGTACATCTACAAGGGCTGTAGAATTATCGCAAGTATCAGGTGCTAATTTAGTGCCGACAAAAGCACTTCAAGTTATAACATCTGAAGTTGATAGACATTTAATTGTACTTGGTGCTGATCCGATAAGCGGTACATCAAGAACAGGTACAATAGATCCTATGTTGATTGCTTTTAGTGATCAAGAAAATGCATTAGAGTTTGAGCCTAAAGCTACTAATACAGCAGGTTCATTAAGGCTCTCTTCCGGATCGTCAATAATTGGTGCAGTAAAAGCCAGACAGGAAGTTCTTGTTTGGACTGATACTGCTTTATACAGTATGCAGTTTGTTGGGCCACCTTTCACTTTTGCAGTTAATTTAATTAACGAAGGGACTGGGTTAGTAGCACCAAAAGCAGCGGTAACAGCACCATCAGCAGTATACTTTATGAGCTACAACAACTTTTATTTTTATAACGGTTCAGTCAATACCTTACCTTGCTCAGTACATAATTATGTCTTTAATGATATTAATCTTACTCAATCATTCAAAATACATGCTTTTACCATTAAAGATAAAAATGAAGTTGGTTGGTTTTATTGTTCAGCTAATAGTGAAACAATAGATAGATACGTTATTTACAATTATGAAGAAAGACTTTGGTTCTTTGGTCAATTAACCAGAACAGCTTGGCTTGATTCTGGTATTGAGAACTATCCTAGAGCTACAGCTAGTGGTTTACTATTTAGACATGAGGAAGGTTTTGATGATGATGGTTCACCTATGACTGGTGTTTTTATTGAGAGTTCCGACTTTGATCTTGGGGAAGGTGATCAGTTTGCCTTTGCTCGCAGAATCATACCTGATTTTAAATTTATAGAAAACGAAAATAATGGCTCTGTAAATATAGTTGTCAAAACTAGAAATTTCCCTGGTGATTCTTTAGCTACCAACTCCACAAATGAAATAGCCAGCACCACACAACAATCTTTTATCAGGGCAAGAGCAAGGCAAATGGCATTACGGTTTGAATCTAATGACGACGCAAGTGACGACGGCAATTTAGGTATAGGTTGGCGATTAGGCGCAACAAGGATAGACATAAAAGCAGACGGTAAAAGATGAGTAAACTGCTACCAACGCAGTTACCATTAGCACAAGATGAGGTAACTCCTGCAATATTTAACCGTCTTATTAGACTGTTAGAAATAAATTTAGGTGCAGTAAACCTTGATAATACTCGTCAAGTAAGCGAAAATGAGTTAGAAACCTTGAATTTCAATCCAGGTAGTATAATCTGGAATACGACACTTGAAGTGTTGCAGGTCTATACCGGCTCAGAATGGGTAAATATAGGCGAACCTTTAGTCAACGAAGGACTAGAGGCAACAAGCGCACTAGGTAAAGTGACTGTTACGAATAACGGCTCTGTATCTATCAAACTTGCTAATTTTGGAAAATAAACATACTTTTTAAGTATTTACGCTAAAATAACAAATACTATGGAAGGAGATATGCAGGATAAATTAGCACAACCACAACTAGAGGACACACAAATAGTTCACGCTGCACCAGGCGAGATGGTAGTTCCACCAGTTATTAGCAATACTACACAACAGTTAATCAATAGAGATATGCAGGCTGTTGGTCTAAATCCACAAGAGTATGTTGTAGGCAACGGTCAGATCAATCAATTGACTGGATTACAACAATTTGGCTTTTTATCAAAGGTATTTAAAAAAATAAAAAATGTAGTGAAAAAAGTTGCACCTGTAGCTGTTAGTTTTATACCTGGAGTTGGACCAATAGCAAAAGGACTAATTACAGCAGCAGCTGGTAAAGCATCAGGTATGGATACTAAGGATGCATTACTAGGTGGTTTAACAGCTGGCTTAGGCGCTAAGTTTGCAGGTTCTGGTTCTGGGGGTGGATTAAAAGGTCTAAAAGGGTTGAAAGGAAGTTCAGGTAAATTTTTTGGTGCAGATGGGACTTTTAGAAATATTTTAGGCGCAGGTAAAGAATTTATTTTGCCTGGAGAAGATAATAAAGGTTTGTTTAAAAACATTTTTGGTGATCGCTTAGGTTCTGGTCAAATGACAGGTGGAGTGACTACGACTACTGATGATTTTGGTATGCCTCAATATGAGCTTAATGGCCGTATAGTTACAAGATCTGAGCTACAGCAGATGGGGTACTCATTTGATGAAAACAATAATCCTATTGCCCCACAAAGAGAAGGTTTATTTGGTTTAGGAATAGGCCCAAAATTACGAGATACATTTTTAGGAACAGGAGAACAAGGCGGATTATTAAGTGGCCTTGGGCAAATAGGACAAGGACAAGGTGGTATGCTTGGTGGTAATGCAGGATTAGCTACGCTAGCTGCCCTCTACGGCGCAGCAGTTAAAAAACAAGCAGAAAAACGTGAAGGTGGTTTACGTGACATAAGAGCTTCAAGACGACCAGATCTTGCTGCTCAGCCTGTATTCCAAGGGTTTGATCTAGGAGTAAGACCAGGAATGGCATACGGCGGTACAGCTATGGTTAGACCAGGATTTGCAAATGGCGGACCACTCAATCCAGAAGCATTTGAATTAGATTACCGTCAAGTAGGTGGGCCAACAATAGGTATTGGTACAGGCACATCTGATGATATACCAGCTATGTTAAGTGATGGTGAGTATGTATTTACCGCATCAGCTAATAATGGCGCTGGTGCTTTTGATATATCTAAATCAAAAGATTCAATCATGCTGACACCAGAGGGTAAACCAAACAGAGAAAAAGGTGCTAAAAATTTAGGCATGCTTATGGATATGTTTGAAGATACTGATAAGAGGCTTTCTTAATGGCTATTATAGGTAAATTGATGGGCGCAAGACCTAGTATGTCTGCACCAAGAGCCGCACCAAAACCTGCTCCCGTCTCTTCAAGACCATCTCTTGATTTTTTAACAGGCGGTCAACCTAAACAAACAATACCAGCGGATGCACTAGATAGAGATGCTTTGATTCAAGATATTTTAAGCAAAATACAAGTGCCAAGTGCTCCAGTATTTGATCCTACAGGACTACAAGCAAGATTAGCAGAATTAGAAGGTCGAAAAGCTCCAGTATTTGACCCTAGCGCTTTAGAAAAACAAATAGCTGAATTACAGAATAGAGAAGCCCCTGTATTTGATCCTAGTGAGTTACAAAAACAAATATCTGATCTAAGACAAAGGCCGGGTAGAGATGATTTTATGTCAATTGAGAGGCAATTACAGGATTTACGAAATAGAGATATACCTCAGTTTGACCCTAGTGCTTTGCAAGATCAGATTGGAGGATTGCAACAACAATTAGGTAACATACCTCAGTTTGACGATTCAGCTTTAAGAGATAGATTACAAGCACTTGAGGGCAGAGAAATACCACAGTTTGATGCATCTGGTTTACAATCTCAAATAGGTGGTCTAGAAGATAGATTAGCAAACATACCTCAATTTGATCCTTCACAATTGAAAGCTGGTATTGCAGGTTTACAAGATAGGTTAGCAAACATACCACAATTTGACCCATCAGCTTTACAACAACAAATAGAAGCAAACAGAAACTTATTAGGTAACCTACCTCAATTTGATGATTCTGCTTTGCGTGAAAGATTAAAGTCGTTAGAGGGTAGAGAGATACCACAGTTTGATCCTTCTGCTCTGCAAAATAGACTTGCTCAGTTAGAAGGTAGGCAAGCACCAACTTTTAATCCAGAAGATTTTAGAGATCAGTTTTTATCTATTGCTAGAGAGGGTATAGAAATACCTAAAGCTCCAACAATAGATAGAGAAGAATTAGTTAGAGACATTACAGGAAGAATAAAACAACCTAGACCTTTTGACCCTACTAGATTAAGAGAAAGGTTAGCAGCATTAGAAAACAGAGAGCCTGCTCCAGTAGCACCTGCCTTCGATCCGAGTGGACTGCGAGCTAGGTTAGATGCATTAGAAGGTAGAGAGCCGGTAGCAGCACCTCCTGCATTTGATCCAAGTTCGTTACAAGAGAGATTAGCTGCCTTAGAAAACAGACAACCTGTTGCTCCTCCAGCTTTTGATACATCTTCAATAGATCAAAGGTTTGAAGATATTGCTAGACAGTTAGCAGAACTACAAAGTGCACAAGCGCAACCATCTCCAGATCCAGTAGTGCCTCCAGTACAACCATTACCGGTAGAGCCAGTTGCACCTCCAGAAACTCCACTACCAATACAACCGCCAGGTGATTTAGATTTAGGTATCAAACAAGACAGACCTGATATTCGTGATTTTGCAAAACCGTTACCAGGAGGCGGTACTATTTTTGATCAATTGCAACCACCAGTTACAAGTATACCCCTTGTTGGCGGTATTACACCTCCATCTATAAGTCCAGAAGAACAAGCACGAAGAGATGAGCAGAAAAATCTAAGCAGTCAAATATCTTCAGCCACAAACGACTTTTATGCAGCTTTCCCCGATGCTCCAAAACCTCCTAGGTTTGTAACTAACGAAGTATCTATTTTTACAAATCCTTTTACTGGTGAAACGCAACAGGGTTCTGGCATGACTGGTCGATATTTAAACCAATTAAAAGCATACTTAGATGCTAACCCAGCTGCTCAAGCTAGTTATAATGAAAACGTTGTAACGCCACAAAAAAGATTAATTGACTTACGTGGTGGGCCAGCACAAGGTCCAGTATTAGCTCCAATAGGCGGTCCAGCAATTAAACCAGGTGTCGGTCAACCTATCGTACCTGGCACCAGTCCTTTTACACCTAAAGGATTGACAGGTGAAGAATTATTAAAGCTACCAGACGAAGAACTGAAAAAGTATATACCAACAGAACAACTAGCCACAGTAGGATTTGCGCCTCCCGCATATTATACGCCAAGTCCAGAAGAGTTTAGAAAAAGCTTACAAGCTAATATTGAATATGAAGCTGGTTTAAAGCCTGGAGATAAAGGTTTTGGGGGTAGACGATACAGCTTAGTAGACGACAAGACCCGCCCAGGCGGAGGTAGACCAACACCCCCTATATCAATAGGCGGCCCGGGTGGAGGTGTAACAGATACGTTGGCTAGACCTATTCCTGGACAGATTCCTGTACTGCGAGACGATTTAGTATTTGCAGGCGGTTCACCCACATTTAATGAAAGAGGTGAAACCTTTGTGCCGCCTACCCCAGACCCTGTAGTAGACCCTACACCTGATCCTGTAGCAACACCAACAGGTGATCCAGCTGCGCCACCTCCAGCGCCAACAATACCAACTCCTCCAGGCTCAGTTGATCCTGTAATTATGGGGCAAACAGCTGATGAAGTTGTTACTGATCCACTAATTCGTGCTTTATATTTTGGTACTCCTGATCAACCAGGATTCTTTAACCAACTACAACAAGTAGGTGCTAATTTACTAGGTGCACAAGCACCAGGGACTGAATACGATCCTAGTATGACAGAAAAATTCTTTAACCCGTTTGAAGATCAAGTTGTTCAACAAACCGTAGAGGATGTGCTTAAAGCTGGTGAACAAAGAGATATTGCTGCAAGGGCACAAGATATTGGTAGAGGCGGTTTATCTGCTTTTGGCTCCAGAGCTAGACTAACTGCTAGTGAGCGTCAAGAAGATCTAGGTAGAGGCTTAGGTAAAGCTCTAGCTGGTATTAGACAGAGTGGCTTTAGTGAGGCTCAGAGAGCAGGTCTAAGTGAGTTCGATAGACAGTATGGCAGAGACATAAGTCAGCTATACAGACCTTTAAATATATTGCAAGGTATTGGTGGATTATTGCCCGGATATACACAAGCAACTTCTAAGATAGGCACAACTTATGGTATGCCGCAGGACCCAAGTGCTTTAGGATTAGGTGCAGCACTTAGCGCATACTCATCACTTGCACCACAAACAGGGGCAGCATATAACGCTTATGCTAACACTACGGGGCAAGGATAATGACTCCAGAAGCTTTTATACCAACAGAGCCAATTATTCGAAGTGAAGTAACTGATCCAGCGACAGTTAAAGCACTACAAGATTTTGGTATTAATCCAGTTGGTAAGTCTATAGAGGAAATAGAAAACGAGATAAATGCAATTTTAGCTAGAGAACAAAGACGATTAGCTTTTGATCCAACTGATCCTTTAGATTATTTATCAGCAGGATTGACAGCTTCAGGTGTAGGTACTGGAGTCGGACTTGGAATTAAGGGTTTAAGAACAGCAAGAAAAGCAGGAAAACTTGGTGAAACTTTGCGTATGGCAAATATTCTTAAAGGATCGCTAGCAGCTCTAAATCCTATTAAAGTTACTACAAAAACTGCATCACAAGGTAGAATTGTACCTAGCGTGGGTCCTCCAGGTCCTTTTAAAACAATAGCAACAAGCACGCAAGTAACTCCAAAAATTCCACAAACCTTGTTATATTCTGGTGAGATAGTCCAAGCACAAGATGTGGCTGCGGCAGAAAGACAGGCAGATAGAATACAAGAATCTTTAGATGAAATAACAGCAAGTAATGCAATAAATGCACAACCTGAAGGTAGTGGTGAGGAGATAGATGACTCTGTTACACAAACAGAGCAAACACAAACTGAGGCTGGCGAAGAACAAAAACCTGAGCTAGGAGATACAAAAATAGGAGAAGATGGCAAAACTTACATTTATACCGCAGCTGGATATGTTTTGATGCCAGATAAATCAAAGCCAAGTGTTTCAGAATTATTTAGAAAAAAAGATATAAATAGGTTTTTAAGAAATGTTGGAGCCGCTTTAGTTGAAACAGGTGATTTTACTGGCCTGGCAAAAGGTGCCGCTAAAACAGCAGAAGAAAGAGCAGCAGAGGAATTAGCTACTTCTCTTGCTCAAATAGAAGCAGGTAAAAAAGAACGCCCAACGCAAAATTATATAGAAGATAGAAAAGTAAGTTATCAAGATACATTTAATGAATACAAGAAAGGTGAGAATACTATAGGCTTGCTAGGTAAAGTTATACAGATAGCAAATAATGAAGATTTAGGTGGAGCCAAAGCTGCTGTTAAAGAGCTTGGGTATAGGTTTTTTACATTTTTTGACCCAGATACAGTTCCTGATGTTAAAACTTTAGCTGGTAATATTTTAGAAGAAATAGCTAGATCTCAACCTGGAGATTTTTTAGGACAGTCAACAGGTAGGTTATCAGATAGAGATATTCAATTAGCACAAGAATTATTAGCGACAATAAAAGGTCCAAGAGGAGCCTTTAAATCAAGAACAGAAATATTGAATGTTTTAAGCAGGAGATTAGCAACACTCAATACTCAGCAAAATACAAGGCTTACAAGAATTGCTAATGACGAAATATTTTTCAGAGATCTTGGTGTAGAGTTACCTTTATTGATAGATGATGAGTTTTTATCAGCTGCTTCCCAACAAGACCAAAACCAAGAAGTTCAAAGAATACCTTTACAAGAACCTGAAGAAGAAACAACAGCAGATCAATTTGCTGCCAGTAGGTAAAAAATGCCAGTATATGAAGTAGAAGTCGCCCCTGGGTTAATTGAAACCGTCGAAGCCAATAACGCATCTGATGCTCGTAAAATAGTAAAAGGAAGAATAGCAAAAGGCGTTGTATCTCCCATTTATGATGAATTATATTTTGATTATGAGACTGGTGTAGATGATCTAAAACTAAGGCGTTTGTTAGCAAGAGCAGAAACTTTAGAAGAAAAAGAGCAAGTCCTTAGAAACCTAGTTGGTTCGTCTGGTTACATAAAAACAACAGATAAAAGTTTGGCCTTAACACCAAAAGGCCTTAAAGAAAGAGGATTACCTATACAAACAAGAACATTACAAGACGGTAGTGTTTTACAGCTTAATACTATTATTGAAGGTCCTATGGGAGAAAGAGGTGACTTAGCAGATTTTATGGGAGTTGCAGGCCCAATAATAGGAAGTGTTGCTGGAGTTTTGCCACAAAGTAAAATATTTAAAGCCGCCAAAGCTTTAGCCGGCGGCAGTCAATTAGCTGGCAGGGTACTTGGCGGAACTTTAGGTGGTGGTTTAGGAAAGGGTGGTGAAGAAGTTGCAGATGCCATTCAAGGTTTTCAACTTGAAGATTCTTATGATTTATTTAATGTTAATCCAAAAGAAGGTCTTGGCACAATTACTAAAGAAGCTGGATTAAGTGCCGCAGGTGAAGGTTTAAGCCTTTTAGGTGGTGGGCTTTGGAGAATGTATTTTGGTGCCAAAGCACCTTCAGCAGAATTAAGGTTGGCAAGATATGGTGCCGACAAATTAGATCTTGTCGATTTGCAAAGACTTGACGCAGACTTAGGTAAACAAGCTACAAGAAAACAAATTTTAGATGCAGTAAAAGCAGGAAAAATAAAAAAATTAGATGATGCATATAGAACTTCACTTGCAAATTTAGATATGACTGTTGGTGGTAAAACACAAGCAATAGCTGAAGCAGTTATAGGCGTTTCTAGAAGCAAAAGTAATGTGCCCTATTTATCTGAAACATTTGACAACCTTACAAGTGCTTTTAGAAAAAGAGGATCATCTTTAAATGCCTACGTGGATAATGCAACCGCTGATAAAGTTACAGATTCTATAAACGTAGCAAAAAAAGAGCTTGAAAAAGATACAACTGAAGCTGTCAAAATATCAAAAGAATTAGTAGAAGATTTAACAAATAGTTATATAGGAGTTGAAAATTTTAAAGATGCACCAGCATTTAGAGACTATGGAGAGTTTGTATTAGATACTCTTGGTAATGCAAAAGGTGCAGTAAATAGAGAAGTTGGTCTAGCTTATGATGCATTAGATAGGCAGTTTTTTGATTTAGGCGCTAATACTAATTCTATTGTTGCTAGAGCTATTGATGACGTTATAAGACATTACCAAAGAGAGGGTTTGAATAAAATTAATTACTTTAAAAAAAGGAATGGTATTGATAAAAAAATGACACTTTCTGATCCAAATATAAATATTAATGTAAGAAATGTTTTAGAGGCAGAACAGGACTTTATGGGTTTACTTGATCAAGTACCAACAGATTTTGCAGGTAATCAACCCTTTGGTAAATTGACTAGAGTTTTAGAAACCAAAAGAGATTTAGAAAAGTTTTTAAAAGTTTCAACAGAGAGTAAAGAAGCAGATTTATTTTACACTTTATCAAGGCTGCTAGATGATTATGATATGCATGCGGCAAGAGGAGAAGTTGCTTTAAGAAAGCTGGATGAAAACGCCGACAGTATTTTTACTATGTTAGGATTAAGGGGCGGTCAAGTAATTAAAAATGTAGAGGCAAGAACAAAAGCAGATAAATCATTACTACCCGAAACATTTGAGCAAGAGTTGTCCAATACACAAAGAATTAAAATAAATAATGCCGTAGAACAACTAAGAGAAGCTAATGAATTAGCTTATAGACTTAATAAACCTTTTGATGATGCTACTATCAAAAAGATTACTCGTGCAGCTAGAGGTAGAGGGGCTTATGACGCAGACGATATTTTTAAAGATTTAATATACAAAGGATCAGCTAGGCAGTTAGAAGATTTTTTTAAAGCTTTACAAGATTTTGATGATTATTTGCTTGCTAGAAATGATTTTGATTTAGCCAACAACTTTGAAAGAGCAAAATCACAGACTTTACAAAGGTTGTTTAAGACTGCCTTCGACAATAGTGTAGATCCTGTAACTGATACTATTGATTACTCGGTTTTTGCAAAATATATTAAAAAATTTGAAACAGACCAACCAGGCAAACTAGATGTTTTATTAAGAAATGAAAAAGGAATATCAAGTGGTGGGCAAGTCGTTGATACCATTAATCAATTAGTAAAACTTGCGCCCAAACTAAAACCCAGAGAGGTTGAAAATTTAGCCGATACTTTTTTACGTCTGGATGAGGGATTATCTGTTAATGATAAAGGTAAAGCATTTGCTTTAGCACTAAGAGAACAAGCTAGAAAATCAGCAAACGAACAAGATTTTCTTGCAAATAAAAATTTATCTGATCTTCCTAATAAAACACCAGATGAAATTGTTGACACAATATTCAGACCAAACAACGACAAAAACATTCTACGATTAAGAGAGATAATGAACGAAGAAGATTTTGCTAAAGTGCAGGAGGCGAGTTTAGGTAAGTTACTCAAGGATGCTATTGATTTTGATCTTGCAGGTAATCCACCAATAACAGATATTTTCAAAGCAGGAAACCTAAATACTGCACTTACGAAATATAGTAAGGAGACTTTAGAGGCTATGTTCTCAAAAGAATTTGCAACTGATATAAAACATTTTGCTAATGTTGTTGATGTTCTCACAAAAGGAGAGGTCGGTAGAGGTAATTTTGCTGGTGCTCTTATAGCTGCTGGTATTGCAGCAAGTGTCGTTTTTGCTCCCTTACAAGCTTTGCCTACAGTGCTTGGACTTTTTGTAGTTAGAAGTGTTTTAGGTAGACCTGGAGCAATAAAATTTTTTACTAAGACAGACAAAGGCTCAATTATGCAATTGATGGATATTACTGGCGTAGCACTACAACAAGCTGGAGTTCGTGCTGTGGCTGGCGGTTTTTCTTCAATTGCTGAAGAAACAGAGAAGGCTGTGACTCCTGCGCTAGCAGAATTTGATGTTGATCAATTTATACAAGAAACTAGACCACAAGTAGAAAGAAGAAAGCAACCATCTATTCCACTACCTGACGTTTTGCCAGTTGGTGCAAGAGAACAATTAAAAATAAGTGAAGATCGTAAACAGTTTGCAGAAGATTTATTCCGTAGACCTGTTATATAATACCAATCTCATCTCTATCCATACCTAGCGGCTTATCACTAAGACAAGTTAAATATTCTTTTGGTATGTGTATGTATGGCTCACAATCCTCATCATAAATAGGCTCTTCCATCTCATTCATGCGCACATCATAAATAAAATCTGGCATCCATTTGTGCATATAGATACCGTCAGTCATGGCATATACGGTTATGAAGGGCACCCCTGTTGCAACTGCAAAAGAAGATCCCTTCCGTAATTTATTAGCAGATAGAATAAAAGTGTCATACTTTGTACTTGGGAATGTACGACATTTTACTTCACACCAGTACGACATATCTTTCGACTCTATCCAATAATCAAGGCCATAACTGACCGGTAATTTGTGGCAACATACCCCCCACAAACCTTCTAAAAATCCTGCTACACGCTCTTCTCTTTTTTGATCGTGTATCGTTTCAAAACTTGGTGTCTTAAACATAATTACTCCTCAAAGAAGGTAGGATCAACAGCAACAAACCTCTTTGCTGGTCTACCCTTACCTCCAACTTTAATATCCATTTCTTGTATCTCGCCTGCATTTTTCAGACGTTCTATTATTTCTTTTACCTCATGCGACTTCATACTTCTAAACAACTCATGTCTGTCTACCTCACGCTTAGATATGCCCTCACCCCCTCTAGAACGTATATATGACAATACTTGTTTTATCTTTGCTTCTGTAGCGGAACTAGCTACACGGTCTCTACATGCTTCTATAAATAGCAAATCGTAATATCGCACATAGTCAATTGCCCATTTAGTTATATCTGCTGTAATAGTCTTACAGTCAGCGTTGGAGGCCAAAGCACATATTAATGATAACCGCATAGCTTTTTCCTTTGATCTACTTAATAATGGCTCTAAATTATCTCTTTCTAAAACATCTTGTCTTTTTACTATCTCTTGCGCAAACTCTTGTAACAGTTGCTCTGATTCATTATCAAAGCGCAAAACTGTTTGGTCTATATCAAACTGCGAGTTATTCATAGTGGCTTCGCTTAACTGCCCTCTATCTCTTCTTATGTAGTTTACCCAGTTAATTATTTGTAATGGTGGCTTCTTGTGTTTTTTAAGACTGCTAATACGTCTTGGCTCTTTTGATTCTATTACCATAAACCTATTGAGAAACCCATCTGCAATACGGCCTCCATTAAGAGCTTTGTAAAAGTTTTTTGGAACTGATAACCCTACTAACGTAATAGCAGGTTTATAAGTAACTCTGTTCATAACCTTTTCTTTGTATTCTTCTTGAACATTCATAAGCGAATAGTTGTCTGGTCTGAGAGTACCGTGGCATCTCCCCCAAGA